GTACTTCTGATTGGGCAGCAAACCACGGCGGTTCTAATGATGAATTGCATATTGTTGTAATTGATGCTAACGGATTGTTTACAGGAACTCAAGGTACGGTAATAGAAACTTTTGGTTTCGTATCAAAAGCTTCTGATGCACTAAAAGATGGAACAACAAACTACTACAAACAAGTTATTTTTAATAACTCTAAGTATGTTTATGCTGTTGATCCTGTTGATTATTCAAATACACATACAACATGGGGAAACACAGGTTCTACATCATTTGCAACATTGTCTGCAAATCAATTAATTTCTTTAGCTGGCGGTACTGATATTGTTCCAACTGATGGTAATTTAGAAGCAGCTTATAGCTTTTTCTCTAACAAAGAAAACATAGATGTATCTTTAGTTTTGACTGGTGATGCATCTGTTGCTGTACAACAATATGTTATTGATAACGTTGCTAATGCTCGTGGCGATTGCGTTGCTTTTATTTCTCCACCATACTCAGCCGTTGTAAATCAATCTGGTGATGAAACATCAAATATTTCTAACTGGTTAACATCATTATCTCGTTCCTCTTCATATGTTGTTGCAGATTCTGGATGGAAATATCAATATGACAAGTACAACAGCGTATATCGTTGGATGCCTTTAAATTCTGATATTGCTGGTCTATGCGTATATACAGACACAACAAGAGATCCATGGTACTCACCTGCTGGTTTCAATCGTGGTTCAATTAAAAACTGCATTAAATTAGCATGGAATCCAAACAAAACTTTTCGTGACACATTGTATGCTGCTGGCGTAAATCCAGTTGTATCTTTCCCAGGTCAAGGTACTGTTTTATTTGGCGACAATACATTACAATCCAAACCATCTGCTTTTGATAGAATCAATGTTCGTAGATTGTTTATTTCTTTAGAAAAATCTATTGATGCTGCGGCTAAATTCTCATTATTTGAATTAAACGATGAATTTACTCGAGCTCAATTTATTGCTTTAGTAACTCCATTTTTGAGAGATGTTCAAGGACGCCGTGGTATTACAGCCTTTAAAGTGGTTTGTGACCAAACAAATAATACACAACAAGTTATTGATTCCAACCAATTTGTTGGTGATATCTATATCAAACCTTCACGCTCTATCAACTATATTCAGTTGAACTTTGTTGCTGTTGGTTCTGGTGTTGACTTCGCTACTGTCGTTGGTGCCCCTTAATAAATACTCACAATAACAGGAGAAAATAATGGCATTTAATGTAGCAGAATTCAGAGCTAATATGGTTGGTGACGGTGCTCGTCCCAATCTATTCTCTGTCACTTTAACATTTCCAACAACGGTTACAAACGCGGGAACCTCTGGTCAGAAAACAACATTCATGGCTAAAGCGGCTCAATTACCGGGATCAACAGTAAATTCAATCAATGTACCATATTTTGGTCGTGAATTAAAATTTGCTGGTAACAGAACATTTACCGATTGGACATTAACAATCATCAATGATGAAGACTTTGTTATTCGTAACAGTCTTGAAGCATGGATGAATTTAATTAACAGTCATGCAGGTAATGTGAGAGCAGGTAACTCAGCAACACCACTATCTTATTCACAAGATGCAATTGTTACACAATACGGGAAAACAAATAATATATTAAAAAAATATAAATTTGTTGGTTTATTTCCAGTAGATGTTTCTCCAATTGATTTAAATTGGGGTAGCAACGATGAGATTGAAGAGTATACTTCAACTTTTGCCTTTCAATGGTGGGAATCAGACACTACAACCTAATATTATATTATATTTTACAGAGGAGCTTCGGCTCCTCTTTTATGGTTACTTGAATTGGATTTTAAAAAAATATGGCAGCTCTTAATAAGTTTTCTCTCTTTGGTTTTTCTATTTCTCGGGACAAGAACGAGGCAGAACAGGCCGTTCAACAATCGTTTTCGCCTCCAACGAATGACGATGGTGCTCTGACAATAACTTCCGCGGCCTACTATGGTACATATGTTGATTTAGATGGTACAGCAAAAAATGAGGTTGAGTTAATCTCTCGTTATCGTGAGATGGCAATGCAACCAGAAATTGAATCGGCAATCGATGATATCATTAACGAAGCCATTTGTCAAGATGACGATGGTAAAATTATTGATATCGTATTGGATAACTTAAAAGAATCTGATAAGATTAAAAAAGCCATTCGAGAAGAATTTCAAATTGTTCTCAAGCTGTTAAACTATAACAACATGGCATCCGATATCTTCCGTAGATACTATATTGACGGCAAGATGTACTACCATATTATTATTGATAAAGAAAATCCAACTCAAGGTATCAAAGAACTAAGATACATTGACCCACGTAAACTCCGTAAGGTACGTGAAGTCAAAAAGAAAAAAGATGAACGCACTGGCGTTGATGTAATGGATGTAATTAATGAATATTATATTTACAATGACAAGGTCACTACTGGCGCATCTAGTAATTTTGGGCCTGTTGGTGTTCGTATCACTACTGATTCCATTATTTCAGTTGTCTCCGGTCTTATGGACTCACGTAGAGCGGTTGTCTTATCATATTTACACAAGGCTATTAAGCCTCTGAACCAATTGCGTATGATTGAAGATGCTACGGTAATCTACCGTATCTCTAGAGCTCCTGAAAGACGTATATTTTATATTGACGTAGGTAACTTGCCTAAATTGAAGGCTGAACAGTACCTCCGTGACATTATGGTTAAGTACAAGAACAAGTTGGTATATGATGCCAACACAGGTGAAGTCAGAGATGACCGTAAGTTTTTGTCAATGATGGAAGATTTTTGGTTGCCACGCAGAGAAGGTGGTAAAGGTACAGAAATTACAACATTACCTGGTGGACAGAATCTAGGTGAGTTGGAAGACGTTAAGTATTTTGAACGTAAACTATACAAGTCTTTGAGTGTACCAATCTCTCGTTTGGAACCCAATCAAGGGTTCTCATTAGGTAGAGTATCTGAGGTAACCCGTGATGAATTGAAGTTCAGTAAATTTGTAGACAGGTTGCGTAATAAGTTTTCTGATGTATTTGACCAAGCTCTGAGAGCACAATGTGTACTTAAAGGTATCTGTACATCTGATGAATGGGCTATGTTTAAAGAACATATCTATTACAACTTTATCAAAGATAACAATTTTACCGAGTTAAAAGATGCTGAGTTGATGAGAGAAAGATTAAGTCTATTGACTGAAATTGATCCATACACTGGTCGTTACTTCTCACAAAAATGGATTCAAAAGAATGTATTGCGTTTGGATGATAACAGTATTGCCAAAATGCAGAAAGAAATTGATAAAGAGAAAGAAGAAGGCTTTGGTTTACCAGTTCAAGTAATGAACGGTGTTGCTGGACAAATGATGGCATCAGATATACCGCAACAACCACAACATCCACAAGATATGGAAGCGGATCAGGCAGCTGCGGATCAAGAACAGAAAGCAACTTTGGCGGCAGCAAAGGCTAAGACAAAGAGTGAAGAAACCACTTTTGGTAAGCTTAAAAGAATATTATAAATAGGAATCATTAAGGAGAATAACATGGACACAAGAGCAATTATTGATTATGCAATGAATGATGATGCCAAGGCAATGCGTGATGCTTTGTATGCCTCTATCCACGACAGGGTTAATGCACATATTCAGGCACAAAAACAAGAAGTAGCACAAAACATTTTTCCTGAAGAGGTTGAAGAAGAAGCTGAAGAGATTGATGAAGCTACAGGAAATACTGAACAAAAACATATTGATTCTATCATTAAAATGAAAGAAGTTAAAAAATCTAAGCATGATATGGCACCAAGTCTTCATGACCATATGGAAGATGCTTTAGAAAAAGGTAATCATAAAAAGATAGACGACTTGCATAAAGTATTTAAACACGTTGCAGGATAACAAATGGCAAACGCTTTTTCATATCAAATATTAAAAGATGATACGCAACACGTTATCATCAAGCTAACAGGACAGTTTAGTGGTTCTGATGGCCAAGAATCTAACTTGGTTCGTATTCAAGCCAATACACTTTACGGTGCTCTAGGTACAGATGGCATGCCATTACGTTATCCTGGTGCTGCCAATACAGCATTACCATATTACAATTTGCAACTATTTCGTTGTTGGTATGATGTTTCTGGTACAGGAAATGTTCAAATGGTTTGGACGGCTGATATACCACAAACACTCATGTATATGACTGGTGGTTCCGAGTATGATGGCAATGGTAACTGGATCACTATTCCAAACAACTCACAAGGTACTGCAAACTCGAACGGTAACATTGGTATTATAACTCACGGTATGTCAGCAAACGATGGTTATACAATCATTGTTGAGTTCCGTAAAGACAATGCTTATTATCAACGTGGACAATTCAATGATCCGGGAGCATTCAATTATGGATCATACGGAGTAGTACCACAATGAAACTAATTAAAGAAATCCACGAAACCGTCAACTATCTTGTAGAAGAAGCTGACGGCAAAAAAGTCCTTCACATTGAAGGTCCATTTCTGGTTGCGGAAAAGAAAAACCGTAACGGTCGTTTGTATGAATATGCAACGATGAAAAATGAAGTTGCTAGATATACCAATGAGTATATCAGCAAACATAGAGCCTTTGGTGAACTAGGACATCCTGAGACACCATCAATCAATCTAGACCGTGTATCACATTTGATTACTTCTTTAAAAGAAGACGGTACAACTTGGATTGGTAAGGCAAAAATACTTGATACTCCTATGGGAACAATCGCTCGTCAATTAATTGAAGGCGGTGCTTGTCTAGGTGTATCATCAAGAGGCATGGGTTCATTGGTTAACAAGAATGGTGTTAACGTAGTACAACCCGATTTTTATCTAGCCACAGCGGCAGATATTGTAGCAGAC